AGCAAGTTCAGCGAAACCCGCAAACGGGTTTTCAGGGTGAGACATTGCACCCACAGGAGAAGAGGCACCAGAGCCGCCAGCAGACAGAATTGGATTTAGACCAGCCGCCTTGAGATCGGCAACCTCACGTTGGTGAGCCGTAGAAGACATACGCTCTTGAAACTTCATTTGACGTTCAGCAGACAGGAAACCTAAAGCAGAAGACGCAACACTTCCGGTTGCCTGCATAGCAGCACCAGCTACAGAAGACTTTGTATCATCAGGCATAAACCCTCCCTTTTTATTTCCCTCCCTTTAAGGGAGGGAACAGAGACACTTATATAATACAATAAAAGCCACTATATACAACAGCTTTTTTAACATAAAGACGCTCCTGCCCTTTTTCTTTGCGCACGCACGAAACACGCGCGCGCATTATTACTGGGCAGATCGCAAGAAGAAGAACGCTACCCAACTGGGTAGCTAAGAGGGAGCCCGTCTGAATGCGCGCAACCTCGCGGGCGCGCCTAACGGGCTCCCAATACAGCGACCACTTAGAAATGGTCGACAAGCCCGGGAACAGAGTACACGGGCATAGGACGAGCACAATTAATATTCATAAAGCAATCAAAGAGAATCTGAGGCTCACCCGGAACAGCAATAACCCGATCGATGTTGATATCGGTTTTATCCTGTATGAAGTCATCATCCAAACCCGGAAGAGCACCGAAATCCTCAGAGAGATGCCAAACGTCGAGACTGTTAGGATCTGTTGAACGGAACTTCCCCGTAATCTGGGAAGGATAATAGCGATATTCCGCATACCGTTCCTGATAACCCCATGCCTCTTCGTCGGCGCTTGAACCGTCACAGTATATCTCCTTTTTGAGGATTTCCTGTTCGCCGAGATGAGCGAGAGACGGCCAGTAGTAATCGTACTTGGACACACGGGAGAACATGCGCGGTACCCCGCGCTGGTAACTTATGTCGGCTCTTACGTTGACAATTCCGAGAATCGTGGAGTGTTCAACGAATGATTTTGTAAAGCCACCCGAAGTATCCGCAGCAGTACCAAACGCCGCAAGATTACCCTGAGCATTTACATTAGTGGGCGTTGTGGGAGAAGCCGTAGTCTGCTGCACCGGATTAATGTTTATCCTTGACGAAGTAGAACCAAGGAATTCCGGTCTGTAAAGAGAATGAGGCATTGACACGCCAAAATGGCTCTTGACAATTTCCACATACCTGCTCCCGCCTCTGGCATCACGTTCGAGCATTTTTTGCAACTGGAATGCCTCACGAATATCATTGATAGAAGCAGCAGTAGCGTCAGCAAGATCGGCATAAAGACCCGAATGCCCACCGTCCGTTGTTTTTTGCACAACTCCTACTGATTTGTTGAACGTGGGTCTTGTAGGCGCATCTTCCGTGGTGTTGGTCGCAACATCATACACTTCCGTTGCTGCACAAAGATAATCCGAACCAACACCGTCGAAATTAAGAAGACCCAAACCAACACTTGCAGGGTTGTTCTGTAATCCGAGCGTTTTACCATCACCATATACAATGGCCTGATCGCCGAGAGGGAGTGTGATAGCGTCCCCCTTTTGCGGCCAAGGCAACGCACTTGTAAAGTAATCGTGCTTTTTGCACCGCTTGAGAAGCGTATAAGAAGCATCGGAATCGGGACCCTCGTCAGTGATAATGGTAGGAGATACCTGAAGATTCTGATCCTTAAACCACGTCTGAAAGACCAGATTATACATACGATGCCACCACGCATTAACCGTAAGCCCGGCCACTCCGAGAGGAAGACCGAAATAGTCGGCGAGAGAACCCGCAACGAAGCCAGTAACCGCAGGAGCTTCGATTGTCGGTGAAGAGTAATCGATAGATGAGCTAGGATTTTCCCTTTCACCCATCATTGCCGTCCAAAATTCATAAAGAATACGGTTGGGACAGGAAAAATAAAACGTCTCGATTAACAAATTGTCCATAAAAGGCTTGGTAGGCGTTGCCAGACGGGCGAATATTGAAGTACTTACCTTGAAAGTATCACCCGGAAGAGCTTCGTCGCAATAAAACGGAATTAGATACCCTGCGTCGAATGTTGTTTTGTACCCATGGCTCCGATCGAACACGGAGCGAGGGATTTCTACGTTAGGAACCTGAGAGAACTGATGAGACATTACGGACTGCATTTGCTACCTCCCGCATTTTTTGTTGATGAGTGTAAGGATCGCACCAATGATAACCAAGAACGATTGAACGATAACCACAATTTCTTGTGCTGTCGACGAATTTGCCATAAACTGTAGAGTATCCTGTACCATGGCAAATGTATCTCCTGAGCTAGACCGGCTATGGTTTGAATAAAATCAGGGCACCTTCTGCAATCCAGACGCTTGCCGCATTGAGTACGACCGCAGGCGAAGAACTTCATTAGTAACCCCTTTTTGTTTAAAAACGACCGTTTTTGTTTAATTCTGTCAGTCAGCACCTATATGACGAGAAGAGTTACGGTGCTGCGGGCGCTTGCGCGCCCTGAGAAGCCCCTTCAGGGGCTGTTTTAGGAGGCTTCGGGATAAGCCCCAACTTAATTGCCTCCTCTTTGTTGCCTTCGTTCTGAAGCCATTCAAGCATGACGCCGGCGTCATTGTTAAAACGCCTGCGGATAACCGAAGGCAACTGAGCGAAGGACTGCATACCCTGAGCAACAATGTTGTTCATTGTGACAAAGTCCATTCCGATGAAATTTCCAAACTGGGGACGGGCAGAGCATGACTGTCCCGTACCGAGAACCCCTGTTTTTTTGTAGCGGGCGATTATTGAATTGACGTTCTGTCGATCCTGAAAGTGTAACTGGGTCATAGTGTGACCCGAATGCATTACGGCCTTACGAGCGCAACTACGCATTTTTTACCTCCTGTTTTTTTTCTTCGATTTTAGCCGGAACTTCCGGCTTTCTTGTAATCATTTCAATCCACGCGATCAATGTCGCTATTTCACACACATGCATCGGGAACTGGTAGATATCGACCTTGCCCGATGAATCATCAAAGGAACCGAGCTCAATAAGCTCGTAATCCGTAGAGAAGAGACGCATCTGATTTTCGGGATTTTGCAAAGATGCAGCAACTCCCCGCTTTGCGACGAGTTCGTCGCTTGCGAAAAAAGGACGTCCGAATACGGCCAACTTTTTGTCGCGAATTGAATACATTTTACTTTTCATAATTGCGCCTCTTCCATTTTATTTGATGTTTTTTTAGTTTTTCACGGGCTTCAAGTCTCCTATATGTATCCTGCTCAGGGTCTATTTTTTTTCTCCTTTCGGCTTTGACCTTGAGCATATGTTTAGGGTCTACAGCTTCGATTTTTGAATCAAAGAAGCGACCGGGCCGAACTATTTTCCCGTTTTTAATAACGACCCCGTCGACCCCTTTTACGTCATTCATGTACTTTTTTAGCCAGTCAGCCGCAAGACCAGGGCGGCGAGACATTAGGGCGAATTCAGGTTGTTTACCTTCATATTCTGATTCACGCTCACCAGATAATCTTTTCACAACATATTTGGCTATATATAAAGCGGATTCGTGGTTAAGCTCTTGGATTGTACAGATACCTTTTCCCCACGCTTTCTCGAGGGTTGGCGAGCGATAGAGGATGTCTTTGACTCCTTGTTGCCACGGTATACGGTCGGATGAGAAATCTTCACCAAACAGGGCTGCGTGATAGTGAGGCCGCTTTCGTAAATCTCCATATTCCCCTGCAGAAAAATAGCGAACTGATTTGTAGTCTGGGGAGTTCCCGTATAAAACTGAAAGATCATTTCGCAGCCGTTTCCAGAAACCTTGAACGTCTTTTTTTTGGAGGCTTGATTTTTCATTTAAGGAATCCTCTTCATACGTTAGGGTTAGATAGCAGTTTTTTTCGTGCATATCCGCTTCACACATTATACGCATAGCCCATTGAGCCGTTTTATCAAGACGGCAACCAATACACTTACCGCAAGGAATTTGTACAGGGAGATCGCAATAACCATCAGCAACATTAAATACAATAGGCCAGCCGCCCTTTTCAGAGCGGCCAGCCCGACTCCTGTACGCTGTTACAGGATAGAAGCAACTCACAGGCGAATACCTCCGCGCATGGGGTTAGCAAAGTTTTTTGCCTTGACTCCAGAAGTAGCCCGGAAAGACCTTTTTGATTTTCCCTTAGGCAGCTTGTAACGTTTCATTTTTTCACCTCCCTTCGAATTTTAATTGGGGCACGAAGTTGGGATTACTTTTCCCATTACGTTTCGGAATGACATCGGGTTCCATTTTTGACGGAGGAACATTCATAAGACCTTTAACAGCATCGGAACCCATCCTAAAGAACATGTTTAGCGGTGATCCGGTAAATGGCATGTTGTCTATTTCCTCCTGCATTTTCTGAATACGCTTTGCAGACTCAGCCATTTGTTGTTGAATATTTTTGATTGTAAACTTAGGGACTTTTGTTTCTTCGGCATATTTTAACTGAAGAGCCGCAGAAGTTAGCTTGTCCTGTTCCATGTTTATAACTCTCTGTTGAGACTCCAGAACAGACTGACCCTTTGCAGCAATTTCGGCATTATTAACGCCTATTTTACTTTTAACCTCCGCACGATTTAAAGCAAGTTCAGCGAAACCCGCAAACGGGTTTTCAGGGTGAGACATTGCACCCACAGGAGAAGAGGCACCAGAGCCGCCAGCAGACAGAATTGGATTTAGACCAGCCGCCTTGAGATCGGCA